CACCACCATAAATTCTATGTCTAGCCGATGCTTCAGCACAGGTGTAACTCATTACAAGTCGATACCATCCACTACCTACAGATGTTGCTGAAACTGTTCCAGTACCAGTAATGATAGATGGTGTTGGCACTCCTGCTGACCAAGTAATAGTTACAGATAAAGCTGTAATGGCTGTTCTAATTTGAGCAAAAGATGTTGTTGCTGTTGAATTTTTTATGTAATAAGAAAATGTATATAAACTTCCAACAACTGTTGTAGGAATTTGATAAATATAATCTGTTCCTGCTGGACAAGAAATTAATGCCGCAGTAGAAGTTCCATCAGGTGCTGTTGCATTGTTGTCTGTTACTGTTGCAGTTGCATTTTTAGTCCAGCCAGTATTTAAAGGTTGGCTATAAGTTAATAAATTACTACCAGTACCTTTTAATACTTCTGTCTGTCCTGTAATAGTAGTAAATGTACCTGCGGCTGGGGTAACTACGCCTAGTGCATTTGGGTAGTCTGATGATATTTGTTTACCTGCAGGGTAGTCGCACCAAACCGTTACAGTACCGCTAAATGTTACGGCGGAGCCTGAATTTGAGGACGATAGGATTGTGGTACGGGTGAGCGTATTTGGGCTGGTTGAGTAACTGCCTAGACCTACTTCCCAGTTTGTACCGTCTGTAGCACCGTAATAAGTCGTGTTTCCGTTGCCAATAGCCGCAAAAGATTGATAGCTAGTCATAGCCCCAGACAGCGTAAAGCTAACAGTCGTATTTGCTGTTGCCGTTTCCTGAACCCGGTCTGCTAAGATAAATGCCATGTTATTGCCTATTGTCTATAAGAGTCCATGTAGTACCCTCAGTGTTGTCTATTTTAACCCATGCAAAGCCTAAAGGCGAATCCGCTAAATTGACATTTTCGGTCTGGGTTTTGTTAAATGTTGCTGCTACATTTACTAAGTCGTTTACCCCAATTCCTTCAGTTACAAACCCACCAAACCGTAATATTGCACTTTGGGTATTGTTTACTGTTAAAGCTTCGGTTATGAATGTTACAAATGTTGCTACAACCGCTTCGGCATCATAGTCCGATAAAATACTTTCTGAAACTACCCCTACATAATTAGCCAGCCCTAAAGCAGCATCTGCAATGGTTTGTGGTTCAGTAATTGAAGCATATTGCGTTCTTATTGCCGTTGGGGTATCTGCAATCCCAAAATTCTCTGATACATTACTTAAAAAACTAGCCAAAACAGAATTTGAATCTGCACTGGTTATAGGGTTTACCTGTAATGCTACAAACGCAGCCACCCCCGTATTTGAATCTGCTATTGTTGCTGCTTCTGTAATAAAAACATAAATACTAGTAGTGCCTAACGTAGCAAAAGGAGTTTGAGCAAAAGTAGCATAGCCAAACATTATTTAGCCTTTAATTGTGCTATTTCCGCCCGTAGTGCTTTTACTTCTTTAGCCAGTTCAATAGCTGCTACTAATGCTGCAGCGCCATAATTAACCGATAGCATACCATCAGCACCTTCTACAACCGCTTCAGGTAATAGTTCTTTAAGAGATTGAGCAGTTACACCAGCCTCACGATTACCACTACTAATACGCTCATAAGTACCAGATTTAACATTAGCAAGACGGGATACGAAGTCTAAATCAAACCCAGCCCAGTTTGTTTTTAAACGCTCGTCTGAAGAAGCAATAAATGATACGGCTGTATATGAATTAGCTGAGTTAAGGGCGTTTGCTGTAGTGGCTGTAGTAGCCGTTGCCGCATTACCTGTGCATGACCCAGAAGAACCAGTGGTGTTTTGGTTAAGCGTTGGAACATCAGCAGCTTGGATGGTACTCATTACTACGTTAGTGCCATTACCTCTTAAATATGAGCCAGAAGTTACTGCGCCAGCAAAAGCATTCATAGCAGCTTGGGCTGTAGTCTGACCCGATCCGCCGTTACCAATAGCAACAGTACCTGTTACGTTTGCAGCGTTGCCAGCAATGTTTGTTGTCCAAGAAGGAGCAGCGTTGCCAGCGGATACTAATACTTGACCGCTTGTTCCGTAAGCAGTTCCGCTAGAACCAAAAGAAATACCACCAGCAGAAGTAATACGCATTGCTTCGGTAAATGTTATTGCATTGCCAGCCGTACCTGATGGCGCATAAAACCATCTGTGTGTCCCGCCAGTTTGCATATAGTAACTAGATAAATAACCTGTGCTTTGATATTTCCATCCAGAATTGTTATAAGCGTTGCTAGACATAACAAATTCATCACCAGCAGAACCAATATTTCCTGGAGCTGTAGAGTTAAATTGAATTGGCTTATAGGCATTATTCCAAGCAATAGTAGTAGCACCTACTCCTACATTACCACTAGCATCTTTATAGAACTGTCCAGAACCTAAGTTAACTATTCCTGTACCGCCTGTAAGAGTAGTTGAGTAATCTATAGATGTAGCACTAACTGTACCTCCTGATTGGTTTGTAGCAGTTGTAGCTGTTGCAGCATTTCCACCAATAGATAGCCCAGATGCGGTTCCAGTAATATTGGTTCCAACAAAAGACGCTGGAGTTCCTAACGATGTGGCATTTCCAGAAGCATCAAGGTTTACTGATTTTACAGAAGGGTAAGTTACAAATACATTAACAGTGCCACTAAAAGTAACAGCGCTTCCAGAGTTGGATGAAGACAGTATTGTTGTACGAGTAAGCGTTGGACCTGTAGTTGAGTATGTGCCAAGACCTACTTCCCAGTTTCCAGAAGCATCAAACGCAGAGTAATAAGTAGTATTGCCATTACCAACAACGGCAAAAGACTGAAACCCCGTTACAGAGCCGCTTAACGTAAAGCTTACGGTTGTATTGGCAGTTCCAGTTTGCTGAACTCTATCATACAGCGCCAGAGCCATGTTAGGCTCCTATTAACTTGTGGCCGTTGTGCTATAAGTCACCGCCAGCGAATCACCAGAAGCTACAGTCTTGCTACCACCAGTAAAGTTACCAGCAGAATACAAAATACCAGTAGTCGTATCTTTAGTAGCAGAAGCAGAAGCACCAGAGTTAATAAAGCAGCCGTTAACAGTACCAGAGCTAGTCATAGAAAAAGTCAAAGCAGATGCTGTTTTAGTAGTAACGTTTGATGGTGTTGTGCCTGAAGATGTAGCAGCAGACCATGATGGAGCTTGACGATTACCTGTGTATGCTGGAGCATTTGTGCCACCAACTTCAGTCCAAGTATGTGAAGCCATAGTATCAGCAGCTGTGTAAGTAGCTGTACCACCGCAAAGACCTAAATAGTTAGCACCAGCAGCTGTACCGCCACCTGTACCAGTAGCACCAAAGTAGTAGTCAAATAAAGCCTGTTTACCAACAGCAGTAACTAAATTAGGAAAGCTTTCTTCCCATTTAACATTGCCTTCAGAGTCACGACATACTACATGGTAGTAACCTTCAATACCTACAGTCTCAGCATGTTGTGCGCCACGGATTACTGATGCGCTAGATGCATCACCAAAATTTGATTGTTCAATGCTCATAAAAACTCCTTAATTAGAAAAACGAATAATGGCATTAGTTGAATTATCCGTAGGAAAAGCTATTGTAAAATTTGTTGTAGGGGTCTTGTCCGCCCCAAAATCTAGAACCGCCACTGCCGCATTAGTTGTACTATTATAGATTAAAGCACCCCTAACAGTAAAGGAAGCTGGGTTCCAAGTTACCGTGTTAAACGATAAATAAGCCGTATAGTCACTAATTTGTGGGGGTATAACAGTAAGAACTTTTCCCCCTGCCGTATACCCAGTTCCTACCACTTCACCCACAGTTGTATAAGCTAAAGTTGATTGGTTTAGGGTAGCATTGGCAGTATATAAGGCAATTTTATAGGTATAAGGGGTTCCAACCGCAAAGTTCTCTAACCCACTTAAGCAGTTCTGTTTAAAGATTGTGCATTGACCTTGGGCAATTGTCATGGTTTAACTTGTCCGATTCTGTATTGACCATCTCTATAAGCGTCACCACGCTCTAGACCAGAACCAAGGCGATTTAACTGGGCCATAGCTTCGTTGTATTTATCTTCATAGTACTTAACCAAATCAGCCTCACCCTTCATAAATAGCATGGCTTCTCGCATTGCACCATAGAATAATACTGGATCGTAGTTATCACCAAGCCAGCTCGTACCAGAAACATTATTTATGGTAGCAACGGTGCAAGCAAACCCAGAACCTGTGCCACCAAGATATGAATTATCTGCACTAAGGATATTCCCTACCGTATAAAAATTTCCACCTGTTGTTATAGTAACGGCGGTTACAGCGTTACCAGAAACTGTAATAGTACCAATAGCCCCAGTACCGTTTCCGCCAGTTAAAGGCACATTTGCGTAAACCCCGTTAGTGTAGTTTGTCCCGCTAGTAATGGACGTACTTAAAGTCATTACCATACCCTGAACAATAGACACCGGATAGTAAAAGTAGTGCATCTCTACGTTGTAGTTACTGCCGGGGGTTGGTCCTACGATAAGTGACAATTCGTTAGTATTGGTATATTGGGAGCCAAATAGCGCATAGTACTTAGGTAAATCCCCAAGACCAACAGATGTGCCGTTAGGATAAGCTTCTCTAATAAAGTTAACATCTTTGTTTAGTAAATAGCTATAATTACCGTCTCCATCAATAACCGCTATTGAGTATGTAGATAGATAATCATCAGGCAAAGACAAATATTTATTACCAGAGCTAAAAGTGCCTGTTACGTTTTTACGTAGCGATGGGATTTGAACTGAGTTGTATATGCGATCTTCTGCCTCTTGGACAAACCGAGGAATATTAGAAACAAATAATGATTCCGTATTCTCAGAATAGTCCTGTATTGCTTGGTACAGTTGTACGTAATTCATTCGGGTTTACCCTATTAGCACATTGGCCCACGAGATGTAAAGCCTTTAGTAGCAGCGCCAGATCCACGTTGTTTAACGCCATCAGTTTTTACTTTGTCGTTTTGGCTTTTAAATACTTGGTCGCCAACAGACATTTTAATTTGATCTACGCCGTTGCCAGGTTTAGTAACACATTCTTTAGCTGTAGTCATAGCTTTTCCATCCATATTATGTGGTTCTGCATATACGGCAGCGGAGCCTACTTCTTTTCCGCCTTGTTTCATAGAAAACTTAGCCATAATTATCTACCTCTTTGAGCTGCTACTTTAGCCATACCACGACCCATAGTCTTCATGTTAGCGTTTTTCTTGCCAACAGTATTTTTAATAGGACCGTTCATTGTTTTAGCGGTTGGGCCTGAGTCACCTAGATTCTTGCCCTTTGTCTTGCCTTTGGATTCGATACCATTAGCACCTGATTTAAATGTCATAATTTACTCCTAATTAACTGTTAATGTTACTGTACCTACTTGCCCTATTGCAATCAAGTAATTTGGCGTTAAAACTGTGTCAAAACTACTTGCACCACCTACTGGAGCCCATCCCCATTGATACACCCTACTACCTTCAGCTTGATATCCGTTCTGGTCTATAGACGTTCCGTTACCAATTTGGGTTTGTAAGCCCGTTTGTCCTGATGCATAATAACTCGTATCTGGTCTTGGTTCCCGTACTGCTTGTGGGTCATTGACCGGATACATACCTAATTGTAACTGAGGTTGATCTGGTTCCCAACACTCAGGACATACTTTAATACTTACTTGCTTAGTCTTAATCGTAAGCTTTTTAAGCTCTACTAATTTATACCTTTGACCACAGCGGTCACATTCAGCAATCGAGTGTTTGCCAGAGGCATACTTTGACGGCATATATTACCTTGAATAGAACAAGTTTCTAGGAACCCATCTAATTGGGGCTGTCTCTCTATCTTCTTGTGCCGCCAAGTTAAACTGCTCTTCATAGTCCTGTTTTAAGCCCATTACCCTTTGTGGATCTACTCCTTGTATCTTGACGCTTAACATATATGATAAGCCCGCTACAAAACAATTTATAAATCTAAATGGAATATCTTGAACATTTACGCCATCTCCAGCATCCTGTAATCTGCGCATACGCCAATAAACTAAAGTATATGGACCACCGCCAGCATCAGGAGTAGGCCATACATTCACACAAGGCAAATTCTGAATATATACCGAAGCCCCAGCATTGTGAATTGATGCCGTAGTGCCGTTTTGACCGCGCCAGCAGTTTAATAACTGGTTGGTAGAAGTATTAATATTGGTATATCCAATGGTTTCGTTATCAATTTTTACAAAACCAGTAGAGCCTAAACCTGCTACGCTAGTTAAATTAATGGTTGTATCTGTAGCGGATACTGATGGAGTAGTTGTACCAGTAGCAACAGTAGTTGATACTTGACCGTTTGTTTGTGCAGTTTGACGGTTAAACCATACTTGAATAGGTCTACCTGTAGTTAGCTTATTAGGAATAGTAGAGTAAGTAGACTCAGATATACGAGACAAATTAATGTCAGTTTGGTTTGATGTACTTGCATTGCTTGTCCGTGTAACTAAATCTAAAATATCAATTGTATCTGCGGGTATTGGGTAAACTCCCTGGTTTGTAACTAAAGGAATTGCACATTCCTCAATAGTCCATAAGTTTATTCCTCGATTAGCCCATTCAACCGTCATAAGGTTGATAGAGCGTCTTGCAGTACGCAAGTCATATCCTGACCTTAACTGCGAGCCACAACGCTCAAAAGCCTCTTCTACGAGCTCTGAGAGATCTAGATTAAATACTGTTTGTCCAGAAGTAACAGCCATTATTTTTTCAAGCCTTTGAGGGTTTCAGCCAATCTAGCTCTTTGCCCAATTTTGCCAGGCTTTTTAGCAGCAGATGCTAACTTTTTAGCTGGAATTTTTTCTCCAACTTTGACGCCTAATTCTTTGCGTAATGCTCCAGGTTTTTTGATAGCTCCAGCAATCCAATTTTTATTAGCCATTATTTTTTCCTTGCAGCTCTAATGTTGTCCACCATATTTGGATATGGTCTATCAGCAGCTTTAGCCATTGCTTTTGCTTTAGCTTTTTTTGCTGGTGTTAATTTTGTATGCTTTTTAACAGGATTGGGTTTATCCCATACTTCGCCACCTTTAGCAAACTGCGTAAAGTCAGTATTATCCCTGCGGGCTTTTTTCTTTCCGCTAGGCATCTTGGAAGGGGCTATATCACCCATACCACGAGAGGCTCTCATGCACGTGTCTTTCCACGAATAGCACAACCATCAGCACGAGCAGATGCAGATTTAACCTTGCCGCCTTTTTTCATTCCGTAATCACGTTTTGCCTTAGCCATAGCACCTTCTGCGGAACGATCATATTTATTTAAAAGAGCGGTATCGCTAGCACTCATTTTACCAAGACGGGTATTAGATGGCATATTTAAACGAGAGCCTACATAAGCTCCACCAGTTAAATCTTCATTTAACTTATCTTTTAACATACGACCAGCACGAGGAATTAAATCTAAATCTTCTTCATTTTGTTGGCGGTCAATATCCGCTACGATTTGATCAGGTGATTTAGCCATAATTAACAGATCTTTCCTCTAGTTTTACCTTTAGAAGCAATACCATCAGCGGACTTATGCCCAGTGGCAAGACCACCACCAGCCATTTTCTTAGCCATACCGCCTTTTTTAAGAGCTAGCTTAGTGCCTTTACCGCCTTTGTGTTCTTGGGCATCGTGCTGTTTAAAGGCTTTTTTAATCATAGCCTTATCCTGTGCCTTGTCCATTTTCATATCTTCTTTCATATCGCTCTTAGCCATACCACCATCCTTAAATTTTCTGCCTTTGTCGGCGTTGTTGAAGTCTTTACCTACAGATTGCGGGATTCCCACCTTCTTAGCAAATGCAGGGTTATGTGCAACTGCTGCCATAAAATTGTGTTGTTTTTTAGAGACACTTGGCATTACATCATCTTCCCACGGGTTTTACCCTTAACACAACAACCATCAGCACGTTTAGAAGCACTAGATACCTTGCCGCCTTTTTTAAACGGCCTATTCATAGCCTTCATAATATCATCGCTACCTCCAGCAGACCCACCTCCACCACGACTAGCTTTTGCAAACTTTTCAGCTTTGCGTTCGTAGGGGGCTAATTCTGCTTTTTTTGATAGATCCCTATACTCTGCTTCTTTCATGTCCCTTAAAGCTTCTTGCAATCCTGTTTTAGGGGGTTGCTCAACTGGTTTGGGTTGTGGACCAGCGCGGGTAATTTTAGCTTCTGGATACATTTCCTCCAAGCTCATACCGCCATCATTAAATCGTTTAGCTTTTTTCATTTGTTTCTCCCTAACCAACCTTGAAAGGTCTTAGTTTCATAAATGCGAATAGCCGTCCAGACTATGGTAAAAATAGCGGCAACAGCTGGTAACATATCTGCAAGGGTTCCTAGTACAGTGGCAATAGAAGCAAAGTCAATAATATGTTTACTTGCTTCGTCCATGTTAAAAAATGGGTCTTTCATACTAACACTTCCACGCCCGTAGGCTCTTGTTGATACGGCTATCAGGATCGTTTGCTGTTTTTGCCGAAGTTAATTTCTTTTTCATTCCACTCATTCGGGCACAGAAAGACTTTTTCCGAGAGCCACCTTCCGGTTGCGGCGGTTTTAAGTTCATACCCTGTTTCTTCGCTGACGCTCTCCCCTTGGCGTTTAATCCGCCGTTGGGGTTCTTTCCTTCTTTGCGAGTCCATGCGGGAGTCTTAGCCATTATGCGGCTTCCTTATTTGAGTCTACTGGGCGGATCAATGGGTATAAAAACTCTTCACCAAACGAACCTTCAAATTCATGAACGCCCATATGACCTAGTTTAATAGTCGGATCAATCCATACTTCAAAACCTATCTCTCTAGCACGATCACAGAATAGATAATCTTCACCAATATATTGTCCATCTTTTAATTCAAAGTCAAAGAAGCAATATGTTTCATCGCCCTGTTTCTTTTCATCGTGGTAAAGCCACTCTGGATGAGCCTCGGCTAGTTTTTCAAACACTTCTCTACGAATCATCATAAAAGCTGTAGCAACACGCTTAGCTTTTACTAAACCCATTTTATCCATGAATATATGCTCATCGTCTGTATCTAATGTAGAAAAGTAGACTTGACCTTTTTTACGGGCAACTGGGATACCAGCAACAATCCCTTTTACAGGATCTGTATTCCATGCCATTAAACGGAAAATGTCTTCCGCATTAAAGTTAATATCCGAATCAATGA